CAAGTGATTTATTAGAAGACTATGAAGGGGACTTGTCAGCACGACGTGATTGGTTAGATACCTATGTAGATGGACTAGATCTATTAGGTCTTAAACTAGAAGACCGATCCGAACCATGGGAAGGAGCATGTAATGTTTATCACCCTCTCATGACAGAAACCTTAGTGAAGTTCCAAGCTGAAACAATGACAGAAACATTCCCCGCCGCTGGCCCTGTCAAAACTCAAATTATAGGTAAGTCAACCAAAGAAAAAGAAGAAGCTGCTGAACGTGTAAAAGAAGACATGAACTATCAGTTAACTAATGTGATGACTGAATACAGACCTGAACACGAAAGAATGCTTTGGGGTCTTGGACTAGCAGGTAATGCATTTAAAAAAGTTTATTTTGATCCTAGTTTAGAACGCCAAGTTTCTATGTATATTCCTGCTGAAGATTTAGTAGTACCTTATGGTGCGTCAGATTTAGAATCAGCAGAACGTATTACTCATGTCATGCGTAAGACAGGTAATGAACTACGCAAACTACAAGTTGCAGGATTCTATCGTGATGTAGACTTAGGTGAACCATCTCATGACCTAGAAGAAGTAGAAAAGAAAATTGCAGAGAAAATGGGATTCAATGCAACAACTGATAACCGTTTTAAAGTTTTAGAGATGCATGTTGACCTTGACTTAGAAGGTTATGAAGATGAACAAGATGGTGAACAGACAGGCATAGCATTACCTTACGTTGTTACTATTGAAAGATCCACTCAAGAAATATTATCTATTAGACGTAACTGGAACCCTGATGATGACACAAAACAAAAACGACACCACTTCGTGCATTATGGATACGTACCAGGTTTTGGTTTTTACTGTTTTGGTTTAATCCATTTAATTGGTGCTTTCGCAAAATCAGGCACAATGATATTACGTCAGTTAGTTGATGCAGGTACTTTAGCTAATTTACCAGGTGGGTTTAAAACACGTGGTTTACGAATTAAAGGAGATGAAACTCCTATCGGCCCAGCTGAGTTCCGTGACGTTGATGTACCAAGCGGTACTATCAGAGATAATATCTTACCTCTACCTTATAAAGAGCCAAGTCAAGTACTTAACCAACTAATGAACCAGATTGTTGAAGAAGGACGGCGCTTTGCTTCAGCAGCTGATCTAAAAGTTTCAGACATGTCAGCCAACGCTCCAGTGGGTACAACATTAGCAATACTAGAAAGAACACTCAAAGTGATGTCAGCGGTGCAAGCTCGTATTCACTATGCAATGAAACAAGAGTTTAAACTCTTAAAAGGTATTATTAGAGACTACACTGATGATGAGTATAACTATGAGCCTAGTGAAGGTGATAGATATGCTAAGCAGTCAGACTACGATAAAGTTACAGTCATCCCAGTATCAGACCCTAACGCAGCTACAATGTCACAGAAAGTTGTGCAATATCAAGCCGTTATGCAGTTAGCTCAAGCAAACCCAGACATCTATGACATGGTTGAGTTAAATAGACAAATGTTAGATATTCTTGGAGTTAAGAATGCAAATAAACTTATTCCAAATAAAGACGACATGAAACCTGCAGACCCTGTATCTGAGAATATGAATGTTATTAATCTTAAACCTGTAAAAGCTTTTGCATACCAAGACCATCAAGCTCATATCGATGTTCACTTGGCTTTTGCAGATGATCCTAAAATTAGACAGCTTGTTGGACAAAGCCCAAAAGCAGGAGAAATTCAAGCAGCACTCGACGCTCACGTCGCAGAACATTTAGCGTTCCTATACAGACAACAGCTTGAAGAACAACTCGGTGTACCATTACCTAAACCAAACGAAGTTCTTCCAGAAGACGCAGAACTAGAAGTATCACGACTAGCTTCTCGTGCAGCACAACAACTATTGCAGAAGAACCAAACTGAAGTGGCACAGCAACAAGCTGCACAGCAAGCACAAGACCCACTTACACAAATACAACAACGTGAGTTACAAATTAAAGAACAAGAAGCTCAAGCTAAAGCTCAGAAAATGATGGCTGATACTCAGCTAGAACAAGCTAAACTTGAACTTGAAAAACTTAAGATTGACTCACAAGAAAGAATTGCAGGAGCTAAATTAGGAGCTGATGCAGTAACGCAGGACAAACAACTCAAGTCTAAAGAACTAATGGAAGGCGCTAAAATTGGTGTTGACGTTGTTCAGAAAGATAAGGAGATGCAACTTAAAAATAGAAAGGACTAATCTATGTTAGATGGTACGTTGAAAGTTCTAGCTGAAAAGTTAGAAGAAGAACGCAGGATAATTTTAGAATCATTAGGTGATGGGCATGCGCAAGACTTTGCTCAATACCAAAACAGTGCAGGCATTATTCGAGGTCTCATGATTGCACAAAGACATATAGCAGACCTTGCAAAAAATATGGAGGACGATGATGAGTGAAATCATTACGCCAAATAAAACTATTGTAGACTTCAAAGGCAAGAAAGTCATAGCTGAAGAAGAACCTAAGCAAGAGCAAAAACCAACTCAATTACCTGAAGTCAAAGGATACCGCATATTATGTGCTGTACCTGAGGTTACTGATACATATGAGAGTGGTTTAATTAAAGCTGATAAAACAAGACACATTGAAGAACATTCAACTGTAGTTTTATTTGTCATTAAAGTAGGAGATATGGCTTATCAAGATAAAGACCGTTTTCCTACAGGACCCTGGTGTAAAGAAGGAGACTTCGTTATTACTAGAGCATATTCGGGCACTCGTATCAAAATACATGGTAAAGAGTTCCGCATCATTAACGACGATACCGTAGAAGCAGTGGTCGATGACCCACGTGGATACGAACGCGCATAAGGAGAAGAAGCATGGCGAATATTATTAATGAAATCCCTGAAGAACTCAAAGAGGAAGAAGAGACGACGGAAGTTGAATTAGAATCCAAAGAGGACAAGGAAGACTACGAAGCAGCAGCCGAATCTAAAAAAGAAGAGGCTAAAAAAGAGTCTAAACCTAAACAGGAAGAAATGGATTTTGAAATTGAAGAGGAAGATGATACTCCTCCTGAAGATCGAAACCGTGACCCACTACCGGACGAAGTTAAAGAACAATTAGAAAACGATAATCTGGAAGACTATTCAGCACGAGTCAAAGAAAGAATGGCTCAGTTGAAAAAAGCCTGGCATGATGAACGACGTGCTAAAGAAGCAGAAGCTCGTGAGAGAACAGAAGCACTACGCGTTGCTCAACAAATGATAGAAGAGAATAAAAAACTCAAAACTACATTAAGCACAGGCGAAGAAGATTATCTTAAGACTTTAAAAGATTCTTATGAAAAAGAATTAGCTTTGGCAAAGCGTGAGTATAGAGAAGCATATGATTCAGGTGACACTGAAAAAATCATTGATGCTCAGTCTAAAATGAATGAAGCTCAATTTAAACTATCTCAAGCGCAAAATTTAAAACCTCAATATAGAGTTGATACTTTACAAACTGAAGAAAATAGAGGACAATTAAGCCAAAGTAACAATATACAACCTCAGGCACCAAAACCTGATGAAAAAGCACTTGCTTGGCAGGATGCTAATCCATGGTTTGGTAAAAATAGAGCGATGACGGGATTTGCCTTAGGTTTGCATGATGAACTCGTTAATCACGAGGGAATATCCCCGTCAACAGAAGCATACTACCGTCGCATAGATGATGCGATGCGAAAGACATTCCCAGGACACTTTGGGGAAACTGAATCGTTGGAGGAAGAAAAACCTGCCCAACGCACAACAAAACCTTCGACTGTAGTTGCTCCGGCTACGCGTAGTACCGCGCCTAAAAAAGTACGTTTGACTAAGACTCAATTAGCATTAGCTAAAAAGTTTAAGTTATCACCGGAACAATATGCAAGAGAACTTTTAAAAACGGAGAACGCAAATGGATAACAGAAAAAATAGAGAAGCAGTAACTCGTGAAGAAACAGATATGAGAGCAAAGACTTGGGCACCCCCATCTTTGTTACCTGAGTTTAGTAAACAGCCAGGTTGGGCTTATAGATGGATTCGAGTAACGCTTGCTAATGAAGCTGATGCCAGAAATGCTTCTTCGAAAATGCGTGAAGGCTGGGAACCTGTGAAACATTCAGACCACCCAGAAATTAAATTAACAGCAAACCCTAACAGCCAATATAAAGACGCTGTAGAAGTAGGGGGTTTGTTACTTTGTAAAATGCCACAAGAAATGGTAGATCAGAGAAATGCATACTATAGACAGAAAACAGAAGGTCAAGCTCAAGCAGTTGATAATAGCTTCTTGAAAGAAAATGACCCACGTATGCCGCTCTTCTCAGATAAAAAGTCTACTAAGTCTTTTGGTAAAGGTTAAACTTATATCTTTAAGGAGATTATATTATGGCAACAACAGCCGCACCTTACGGTCTTAAGGCCGTTAACTTGGTAGGTGGTCAGCCTTATGCTGGCTCTACTCGCCTAGTAAAAATTGCGTCTGGGTATGCTGCGGACATCTTTAATGGATCAGTAGTTTCAGTTGTAGCTGCTGGTACAGTAGAAATCGTTGACGAGCTTGGAACAAATGCATCACAGTTTCCAGCTGGTACATTAGGCGTTTTCGTTGGATGTTCTTACACAGACCCAAGCACAAAACAAAAATTATTCTCACAATATTGGCCTACTGGTACAGTAGCTTCCGATGCTGTGGCTTATGTAATTGATGATCCAGATGTTGTATTCCAAATCCAAGCTGACGAAGCAGTGGTTCAAGCCGCTCTTGGTTCAAACATTGGTGTTGCGAATCCCACTGTTGGTTCAACAGTAACAGGTAACTCAACAATGGCAGCAGATCCAACAACTGTTGACGTGACTAACACTATCGCGTTTAAAATTGTGGACTTTGTTGATAGCACAACTTCATCTGTTGGTGACACATACACAGACTTATTGGTTAAATTTAACCCATTGTCTCATGCGTACACTAACGGTACTGGTATTTAAGGAGAATAAACCATGGCAATTTCAAGAGCTCAGTTATTAAAAGAGTTGCTCCCAGGCCTTAATGCTTTATTCGGTATGGAATATCAGCGTTATGGTGAAGAGCACAAAGAAATCTACGAAACAGAATCATCAGAAAGAAGTTTCGAAGAAGAAACAAAATTATCAGGCTTCGCAGCCGCACCTAATAAATCAGAAGGTGCTGCAATTGCGTATGACAACGCACAAGAAGCTTGGACAGCAAGATACAATCACGAAACCATTGCTTTAGGTTTCTCTCTAACAGAAGAAGCAGTTGAAGATAACCTCTACGACACTTTATCTGCTAGATACACTAAAGCATTAGCTCGTGCTATGTCTTACACAAAACAAGTTAAAGCTGCTAACGTTTTAAACAACGGCTTTGATGGTACTAACTATCCAGGTGGCGACGGCAAAGCTTTATTTGCTACAGATCACCCATTAGTTAACGGTGGTACAAACAGCAATACTCAGTCAGTTGCTGCTGACTTAAACGAAACTTCATTAGAAAACGCAGTTATTCAGTTAGCTGGTTGGACAGATGAAAGAGGTTTATTAATTGCTGCTAAACCACGTAAATTAATTATCCCACCAGCGTTACAATTCGTTGCTACACGTTTATTAGAAACTGACTTAAGAGTTGGTACAGCTGATAACGACATCAACGCATTACGTACAAATGGTGCGATTCCAGAAGGCTATGCAGTAAATCACTTCTTAACAGATACTGATGCATACTTCTTAACAACCGATGTTCCTAACGGTATGAAGCACTTCGAAAGAACTGCATTAACTACTTCTATGGACGGCGACTTCGACACAGGTAACGTACGTTACAAAGCTCGTGAGCGTTATTCATTCGGTTGGTCAGATCCCCTCGGTATGTGGGGCTCAGAAGGCGCTGCGTAATTAAGCAGAGTCTGACTCTCCTCCTAAGACCCAGTTTCGGCTGGGTCTTTTTTTTATGTTCTAATAATGGTTTTCTTGATGTTCATATTTTTAAGTAGGGGCATAATTCACTTATCAGCTTATGCTGAAATTTAAAAAGAAGGAGACATGTTATGTGGACTAAACCATCAGCAACAGAAATGAGATTTGGCTTTGAAGTAACAATGTACGTATGCAACAAGTAATTTATGTACGTAGATTGTTAGATACAACCGACTGTGTCTAAAACCAAAGTTCGCGAATTAAGGGGCCTAGTGCCCCTTTTTTGTTGTATAATCACATGAAATAGCGTATGATTTAAATATCTGGGAACATCCAGCTTATCAGACTGCCCCAGCAGACGCATACACGACGGATAAGCTTAACTTTGTATGGAGAAATTCAAATGGCAACAACAACCTTTTCAGGTCCAGTCGTTTCAGACAATGGCTTTCAAGGATCAACTTCAGGTGCAGTTACCGCATCTTCATTCGTTGCACCAGCTCAAACAGGATTAGCAGCTGCGCTAGTAGACGAAGCAAACGCATTAAACACCACAGGTAAAGTAGCAGGTAAACAAATTACAGACTTAGATGATGGCTTAATTTATACCGCTACAGGTTCTGGCGTTAATGATGATTGGGTCGCTTCTGACGGAACAACTTCAGTAACCCCTGCTTAATAGGAGATAACTCATGGGCATGAACGGAGATATATGGGCAGTGACCCCTTCCACAAGTGCTACCTATTATAGAGCAGCGGCATCTATTGCAGGTGCCGGTGCAGTAACTCTACTTACTCAAGATGCAGGTCCTAATGGTGTGGGCTACAAAGTACGCTTTACATCTGCAGGTGATGACCAAGGTATTACATTTACAATCGTAGGTATTAAAGTTGGTGATTTAACAGGCAAGTTTACAACTGAGGTTGTAACAGGATCAGATGGTTCAACTGCCGATTCATCAAACTTCTTTGCTTATATTGAAAGTATTACTGCTTCTGGTGCATCAGCAGGAAACGTAAGTATTGGTACAACTGGTTCATTAGCATTACCTAGAACTCGTGTAAAAGGGTTTTATTATGTAGCTAGTGGTTCAGCAGGTAGTTTAAAAATAAACTTAAATAGTCCAACAGGCGCAGAATTATTAAAAATATCTACACCAGCAACTGCAACAGGTACACAAGATATGATGCTTCCTGGTATGGGTATTTTAACAACACGCAGTAATAACACAGACTTTTCAATATTAACTGTGACTAATGTTACTGACGTGACTTTATTCTGTGGCTAGAAATGGCAACGACTAAGAAAAAAGGAATGGGGATTAAAACTTCTGTGAAGTCGGGTAACTTTCGCCCGACCAAGCAGGGTGCTGGTATGACTAAAAAAGGCGTAGCCGCATACCGTAAAGCCAATCCTGGATCTAAATTAAAAACGGCTGTAACTGGAAAAGTAAAACCTGGTTCTAAAGACGCCAAACGACGTAAGTCATTTTGTGCAAG